TAGTATTTGTTCTCAACTTTACCATGAAAGCATATTTCTATGGTCCGGTTACTGAAAGTAAGCTTATTAAATTGGTTGAAGTGAAGATATATCCCCAAAATACTGCTGATGGTGATATGGTTGATACAACAGTAAGACCAGGATTAACACCTGATGGATTGCCAACCTCAAATTCAGCTCTTAGTGTTGCTCTTTCTCAAATTGATGAAACCGATGACTATGGATTTATTACTATAACTACACAGTCTTATGCAGGAGCAAATACCGGTGGCTAAGGATGTTATATCTAGATCTTTAGGATTAGAACCCATGGATCAGAAATTGCCTAGTGGAAAAATAACAGAAGTTTTGCCTGCCATTAAAGCAGAAAAAAACAATGATTATGAATATGCTAGAACCAATCTCTATAGTATTATTGAAAAGGGCACAAACGCACTTGATGATATTATTGATATTGCAAAGCAGTCAGAATCTGCAAGAGCATTTGAAGTTGTCACTAATCTTATCAAAACAATGACTGAAGCCAATAAAGATCTACTAAGCTTGGCTAAAACTAAAAAAGAATTAGACAGGGATGAAAATATCCCCGAAAAACAGGTAACTAATAATAATCTTTTCGTTGGATCTTCAGCTGAGTTGTTAAAAATGATCAAAGATAAATCTAATGAGTGAGATTTACTTAGGTAATAAAAACCTAAAAAGCAAAGATGTAAAAATTAATTATACGAAAGAACAGATTCAAGAGTATATAAAGTGCTCTGAAGATGTTGATTATTTTTGTGAAAATTACGTCAAAATTGTTTCTGTTGATAGAGGTCTTGTGCCTTTTAAACCTTTTGAATATCAAAAGAAGATGTTCAGAACCTTTGATGATAATAGGTATACAATCTGTAAGATGCCTCGTCAGGTTGGTAAAACTACTGGGGTTGTGGGTTATTTACTTCACAAAGTATTATTCAATGAAAACTACAATATTGCTGTTTTGGCTAACAAAGAACGCCAGGCAAGAGAAATTCTGTCACGTATACAGCTTGCATATGAATGGCTGCCCAAATGGCTACAGCAAGGAATAGTAGAATGGAACAAAGGTAACATAGAACTTGAAAATGGCTCAAAGATTCTAGCGTCTTCAACATCTTCATCAGCCGTTCGTGGTCAATCTTATAATCTAGTCTATTTAGACGAGTTTGCCTTCGTTCCTCGTAATGTTCAAGATCAGTTCTTTGCCTCAGTCTTCCCAACAATTTCATCAGGTCAGACATCTAAACTGCTTATCACATCTACACCAAACGGTATGAATCTGTTCTATAAGATTTGGACAGACTCTGAGAATGGTAATAATGATTATGCCCGCGTAGATGTTCATTGGTCGGATGTTCCGGGAAGAGATGAAGCCTGGAAAGAATTGATGATCAGAAGTACATCTGTTGACCAATTTAGACAAGAATTTGAGTGTGAGTTCATGGGTTCTACAAACACCCTAATTCATCCTTCAATTCTTTCTAAGCTTGTCTATAATAATGTAATTAGAACGACAGCGGGGGTCAGAGTATATAAAGAACCTGTGAAAGGTCATGTATACGCTATGACTGTTGATGTTGCAGAAGGACTTGGTCTTGACGCCTCAGCTTTTACTGTAATAGATGTAACAACTGTCCCCTACGAAGTAGTTGCCGTATTTGCTGATGCTGAAATAAGTCAACTTATGTTACCAACCCTTCTCTATAATGTGGCCAAGCATTATAATGAGGCCTCAGTCTTAATAGAAGTGAACGTTGGTTCTCAGGTAGTTAATATCTTGCACCAAGATCTTGAATATGAGAACGTTGTTACAACCAAGATGTCTGGCAGAAAAGGTACATCCGTAAGCTTTGGTGATAGACAATCAAGACTAGGTCTAAAAACTACCAAGATTACTAAAAGAATTGGGTGTGCTAACCTGAAATCAATCATTGAGTCTCAAAAGATGATTCTTAATGATTATGATATTATTCATGAATTATCAACTTATATTGTTGATGGGTCATCTTATAATGCCGAAGACGGCTATCATGACGATCTGGTAATGTGTCTAGTATTATTTGCCTGGATGATTCAGCAAAATTATTTCAAAGAAGTATCAAATACAGATATACGCAAGCGAATTGTAGAAGAACAAGAAGACAATTTTACACCGTTTGGATTTATTGATGATGGTCAGGAAGAAGATGTATCAAACAAAGTTATGACAGATTACGAATTTGAAAGATTTCTTCTAAATTGAATTTTTATAAATAAGTAATAAAAGATCTGTATTTTTTTATTATATAATTACTATAAAAGGAGAATCCAATGCCATTTCAATTAAGTCCTGGTGTGAATGTAACAGAAGTTGATTTGACAACAATTGTTCCTGCTGTGTCAACAACTACTGGTGCAATTGCTGGGGTATTTAGATGGGGTCCAGCAGAGCAACCTCGCCTAATTACATCAGAAGATGAGCTTGTACAAGTTTTCGGCAAGCCATCAGCAAACAATTTCGAAACATTTTATACAGCCGCAAATTTCTTAGCTTACGGCAACCAACTATATGTAACAAGAACCGCCTCAGAAAATGCTTTTAATGCATGGGGTGGAGATGCACAAAATTCAAACGTTTCTATTAAAAATTTAAAAGACTATGAAATTGGTTTTGGTACATCACCAAACAACCAAATACATTTTGTTGCAAAATATCCTGGTGAATTGGGCAATTCACTTAAAGTATCAGTATGCCCTTCACCAAATGCATATTCAGTTTCTGTAAAAACTATTAACCCAGCCGACGCAATTTCATTTCCTTATTTTGTAGGTAACGTTGCTTCTCTATACACAATGACATTGGGGTCCAATACAGCTACCGTAAACGTATATTGTGATGGTGATGCTGGCGACGATATTACAACTAGTTCAGCAACATTTATCAGAAGTCAACTTGCAGCTGCAGATATTATTGATGTTGGAAATATTTCAACAGGTAAGCAAACGATGAACATAACAACAATAGGTTCTGTTTCATCTCCATCAATCGTTGGAAATAGAACATCTGTTACTTTCACAATCAACTTTGATGATACATTCAAACAAAGAAAAAATATCAATATTGCAACAGCTAACGGCCAAAGCAACATATTTACAAGACAATGGGAATATTATAATTTAGTAAATAAAGCCCCTGGAACAAGTAATTATGTTGCAACCAGAAATACAAATACAGCAGTAAAAGACGAACTTCATATTGTTGTTGAAGATAGATTGGGTCAGATTAGTGGTACACCTGGACAAATTCTAGAAGTGTGGCAAGGTCTTTCAAGAGCAAACGACGCTAAGAACGATCAAGGTGCTTCCATCTACTATCGTGACGTTATTAACAAAAATTCAAAATATATTTGGTCAACTAGCAATCTTCTAACAAATGCAGTATCAACTGATGTTACATTTGGTGGGGTTGTTGAAGAAGATAGTGTGTCAACATCTTATACTTTCTCTGATGGTTATGATGGATTAAGTGAATCAGAAATTGAATTTGGTGATGTTGCAATGGCCTATGATTATTATAAATCAGCAGAAGATATTGACGTTTCACTAATTCTTACAGGTAAGAGTGCACACGGTGATTATGGTGAACAATTACCAAATTATATCATTGATAATATTGCTGAATCAAGAAGAGATTGTGTGGTCTTCGTTTCTCCATCAAGAGATGCAGTTGTAAACAACGTATTGGATACAACTGGTGATCTTATCACATTTAGAGACGCTCTAAGATCCACATCATATGCAGTACTTGATTCAGGTTACAAGTATCAATATGACAAATATAATGATACATATCGTTGGGTTCCACTCAATGGTGATGTTGCCGGTCTATGTGCACGTACTGATCAGGTTCGTGATCCATGGTTCTCACCAGCAGGATTCAATAGAGGTAACATCAAGAATGTAATTAAACTTGCATTCAATCCGGATAAGGGCCATAGAGACCAACTCTATAAGAATGGTATTAACCCAGTAGTTAATTTCCCTGGCCAAGGTGTAATTCTCTTCGGAGATAAAACACTTCTTGCTCAACCATCCGCTTTTGATAGAATCAATGTTCGTAGATTGTTCATTGTTCTTGAGAAGGCAATTGCTAAAGCTGCTCAGTCATCACTCTTTGAGTTCAATGACGAATTTACAAGAGCATTCTTCCGCAATCTCATTGAGCCTTATCTAAGAGATATCCAAGGTCGTCGTGGTATCTATGACTTCAGAGTGGTTTGTGATGATACAAATAATACTCCAGAAGTTATCGACCGCAATGAGTTCCGCGGCGATATCTATGTTAAACCAGCTCGTTCAATTAATTTCATCCAGCTCAACTTCATTGCAGTACGCACTGGTGTAGAATTTGATGAAATTGTAGGTAAGTTCTAAGGGGAGAATGACAAATGGCTTTCAATATTAATGACATTCGCTCACAACTTACTCTTGGTGGTGCAAGACCATCACTATTCCAGGTTATCATCAGCAATCCAGTTAACCCTGTAGCTGATTTTAAATTGCCTTTTCTTTGCAAAGTAGCTCAGATTCCTAGTTCAACACTAGGTCTAATTGAAGTTCCATACTTTGGAAGAAAGTTAAAGATGGCAGGTGATCGTAGATTTGATCCTTGGACTGTGACAATTATAAATGATGAAGACTTTAGAGTAAGAAACGCAATGGAGCAATGGAACAACTACATCCAACTCTATCAGCAAAACGTTACTGCTGTTGGAACTGGAGCACCTGGATTTTATAAATCACAGGCAATCGTAACTCAATTTGGCAAAGCTGGTGAAATTCTAAGAACATATCAGTTCAATGGAATCTATCCAGAGTCAATTGCTCCTATTGATCTGGCTTGGGCAGCTGTTGATGAAATTGAAGAATTTCAAGTAACATTCCAATATGATACATTTGAAATTCGCCCAGGTATCACTGGCAACGCCGGTGGCTCTTAAGATATAAGATGAATAGGGCTGCTATAAATAAAAACAATAGCAGCCCTTTTCGTATCTTAAGGAACATATTATAATGCAATTATTTGGTTTTGAAATCAAAAGAAAAGGTGAAGAGCCTTTAGAGTCGTTTGCACCACCAGTCAATGACGATGGTGCTGTAGTTGTTGCAGCAGGTGGCTCCTATGGAACCTATGTAGACCTTGATGGTACTGCAAGAACAGAATCAGAATTAGTTTCCAAATACAGAGAAATTGCTCTTGAAGGTGATATTGAGAGAGCCATTGATGATATTGTCAATGAAGCTATTGATGGTGATGCGGATACAGTAGTTGCAATCAACACGGATAAAGTAAAATACTCAGAATCAGTTCAAGCTAAAATCAGAGAAGAATTTGATACTATTCTTGAGATGCTTGATTTTCAAAATCAGGCTTATGATATGTTCAAGAGATGGTATATTGATGGTCGCATGTATTTTCATGTTATCATAGACGAGAAGAACCCGAGAGCTGGTATTCAAGAACTTCGTTATATTGATCCAAGAAAAATTCGCAAGATCAGAGAAGTTAAAAGAAGACCTAAAAATGGTGTAACTGTAACCGCAGGTGTAAAAGAATACTACGTCTACAATGAACGCAATTGGCTTCCGGCTGGTGGTAATGCTGGTCTTCCATTGGACACCGGTGCAGTACAAGGTGTAAGAATTTCAACTGATTCAGTAATTCATATTACATCAGGTCTTATGGATAAGAACAATTCATTTGTTTACTCTTATCTACAAAAAGCAATTCGTCCACTCAATCAGTTAAGAACACTCGAAGATGCTACTGTCATTTATCGTATTTCTCGTGCTCCTGAACGCCGCATTTTCTATATTGATGTCGGTAATCTTCCTAAGATCAAAGCAGAACAATACTTGAAAGACATGATGACGAGACATAAGAATCGTCTTGTCTATGATGCAACAACTGGTGAGGTTCGTGATGATCGTAAGTATATGACCATGTTAGAAGATTATTGGTTACCAAGAAGAGAAGGTAATCGTGGTACTGAAATTACAACATTACCAGCTGGTCAGAACCTTGGTGAATTAGCTGACGTTGAATATTTTCAACAGAAGTTGTACCAAGCACTCAACGTTCCTATTTCAAGATTAAAGTCATCTGAAGCAGGATTCAATCTTGGAAGAGCAGCTGAAATTACAAGAGACGAAGTGAAATTTACAAAATTCGTTGGTCGTCTTCGTCGCAGATTTTCCCATCTTTTTTATAAGACACTAGAAAAGCAATTGATCCTCAAGGGAATTATTGCGGAAGCTGATTGGTCAGAACTTTCAAATCAAATCAACTTTGATTTTACAATTGACAGTCACTTTGAAGAATTTAAACAAGCCGAAGTGCTTGCAAATCGCCTTACTAATCTAAATGCTATTCAACCATACATTGGAAAATACTATTCTGATCTTTGGGTAAGAAAAAATGTTCTCATGCAATCTGATGATGATATTGAACAGATGATGGCTGAAATTAAAGAAGAAGGCACTGATCAACTACAACAAGATCAAACACAACCAGATCAGGAAACAGATAGTGCTTTGGAAAATGATACTGAAGCATTAGATGATAATTCACAATCAAATAATAATAACACACCAATTAAGTCTAGGGTGCCCAATATTGATGGCGCTGGTAGATAATACAATTTTTTTATAAATATGATGAGATTTTGGAGGTAAAAATGGACGGCGTTGAAGATATTTTAAGTTATGCATGGTCAAAAGATTCTGATAATCTTAAGACTGCTCTAGATAGCGTAATGGCAGCTAGAGCAAGTGATATTATTGCTAACATGTCGGCTGAAGTGGCAGCAAGTATGTTTGGTAGTACAGTTGTTGGTAATGAAAGCGAGTCCGTTATAGATGAGCCTCTGCAAACAGATGATTTACAAACAACAGATTTAGACCAAACCGAAATTGAAGGATCAACAGATGTCACAACAGACGAAGTCTAAGAAAGAAAATGTTCAAGAGGTGGCTCAACCTCTTTCACAAGGAGAAAAGGCTTTTAAGGGGCTTCACAATCCTGTAAAGGCTGATAAGTTGGTTCCTGGTGTGACTGATCAAGAACATGTTTTCAAAGGAAATACAAGAAAGCTAGATCAACCTACTGCTTCTTATGAAATCTATAAGTCTGAAGATGAGTCAAAAGAAAATTATGACAAAGGTCTCAAAGTAAAAGAAGATCCATATGGTGATGAGAAAGAAGTAAAAGAAGCTTCATATTCAGCTAAGGATGCTGCTGCTGGTAAAGATATTGGAAAACCAGGTAAATGGTTTGGTAAGATTGCTCAAAAAGCTGGAGCTAAGGTAGCTGGTGCTGTTCTCAAGAATCTTCGTGGTGATGCAAAGATGCCAAAAAAGAAGATGCTCAAGGATGAAGTAGAACAGACTGACGAAGCACTTTCAAAGAATTGGGATTCTGCTCATACAAAAGATAAAGATATCAGTCATTCTAAACCATCAATGAAAGATTATCGTCGTCCTGGTATTCCATCAAAAGAACAACTTCGTCAGCAAGCTGCTGATGCTATGAGAAAGCATCTAGCTAAAAAATCAACTAATGAAGAAGTAGAACAAGTTGATGAACGTCATCTTTCATATATTGAAATGAAGAAGCGTGAAGATATTGCCAAGAGTCTTCCTGAAAAAGATTTCAAGAAGCGTTATGGTAAAGATTGGATGGCTGTTAAGATGGCTACTGCTACTAAGATGGCAAAAAATGAAGAGACCGAACATGATATTAATGTTCCAGGTGGTCAAGGAATCAAATACAAGAAGCATGAAAATGCAAAAAAATATGTTGCAGGTAATGTCAAAGATGCAGCTGATCATGCTAAAGCCGTAAGTACAATGGTCAAGCAACATGAAGAAGCAATTCATGAAGACTATGATG